GTCCCCAAGGTAGGAGCCACGAAACCAGTAGCATATAAACCTAGGGCGCTAAAAGTGCCCCCATCGTTATTTGTAATATATCCACTAGGGTTGCTATTTAAGTAATAATTCATATTAGAATTTGAAGTATCAACGTAATTTTTAGTAGCTATGCCTGAAGATAAAACTGGAGAACCCGTTACTGTCCATTCTCCTTGCAGTAATTGCCTATTGTTCCAATGCAAAGAAGGAACGACAGACCCATTATAAAGAATTCTATTATCGTAGTCTACAGAAGCATTTCCACTAACATTGCTTCCATATAATTTCCTCAAACGAGTATCAATAGATGGTAAATCCGAACTATCTTTACTAATAATTCCGTTGGTGAAAGTTTTAGCTCCTAAAGCAGTCTGATTTGTAGAAGTTAAAAGGACATTCGATAAATTTATTCCATTACCATTAAAACCAGAAGCGGTTACGCTCCCGCCTATAAATACATTTTTATTAATTCCCAACCCTCCAGAAATAACTATTGCCCCGTTATTAGAATTACTTGAATCTGTAGATGAAGTAAAGGTATTAACCGTAGAATTTAACAGGGGGACATTGGCCGATAATCTATTATCATTTAAAGTGCCAGCAATTAGCAAGGAAGCGTTTCCCGAAATGTAACCACTAGGATTAGTATTAAGATAGTAATTCCCAGTATTCCCTGTCAAAGAATTAATCAGAGATGAATTAACAGTAATTTGTCCTTGAAGTAAATTACCAGTATTAGTTAATACGGCTTGAGTAATATACCCGCTTGGATTTGTATTTAAGTAATAACTCCCTGTGGCCGAATTTAACGCTGCGATTGACGCGCTATTTCCCGAAACCATTCCTGACAAAGTACCAAAATCACCAGTAGAAACCTGTCCGAAGGAAGGAGTTACCCATGCGCGCGTTCCCGCCGAAGTGGAACTTAAAATATATCCATCGACTACTGGATTACCTAAATAAAGCTCTAAGGGTTGGGCTATCTGTCTAACGTCGATAAGATTCCGAGACATAATTATTTAGAGATTAACCGGATACGCTTCTGCGGGAATGGACGAGGCAAATAATCGAGCGCGCCAATAAATTACTCATTCGAATTTGTGATTCGTTGAATTTTTTAACAGAGAACTTACTCTTTAATTTTTTATCAATTATATTCTGTAAGTTGCTAGTAGCGGCGGCAACCGTTTGCAATTTAGAAAAATCAAAACATTGTCCAAGAGTTTGTTCTTTAGCGGGCTCTTGGATAGGTTCTTCGATTGAAGCCGTTGAGCTATTCATCGGAGTAACGGCTTTCGGTGCCTTACTTCCTTGCGGGCGCCCATTAGCTTGTCTAGGCTTTTTACTTTGGATTGCAGGGGAACCAATTCCCGCATTCTGCATTTCCATTTGATTATCTAAGGCTTCTCCTTGTTGCTCAACTTGTTCCTTCTGAATTTGTGAGGCGCCCCCAATTAACGGAAGATATAATCCTTCATCTTTCAATTCTTTGAATGCCCGTTGAGAAACAATAGAGTCTTCGGCACTAGGCATTTGTCCAGAATTGATTGCCTCTAACATTTCCTCAGGGGTCAATAATC